CATCGGGTAATCGCACCGCGGTTAACTTCCCCGTGCTTACGGATGTGCCCGTGATCTTCCCCCGGGGTGGCGGGTGTACGTTGACGTTCCCCATCAAGCCGGGCGACGAGTGCATCGTTCATTTTGCCTCGCGAGCCATCGATGGCTGGGCACAATCGGGCGGCGTCCAGCCTCCGAGCGATGCCAGGAAACATTCGCTGTCGGATGCCTTCGTCATGGTCGGCGCCCAGTCTCAGGCCCACAAGATTGGTGGCATCAGCACAAGTAAGACGCAGCTCAGGAGCGATGATGGAACGGCCTATGTGGAACTTGACCCGGTCGGCCACATCGTGAATGTCATTGCGCCAGGCGGGATCAATCTCACCGGCCCACTGAACGTCAATGGCAACACGACATTCACGGGGCAGGTGTCTGCCAATGGCAAGCGGATCGATGAGACGCACACGCATAATGGCGTTCAGACGGGATCAGGTAACAGTGGAGCGGTCAACTAATGCGTATATCACCATTCCTGGCTGTCCTCTTCCTTCTAACCTCAGGGGGACTGGTAGCGCAGTCAGTTAAGACTGTGGAAGACCCTTACGATCCATCTCACCCTAGTGGTTACGCTCGCTTCGAGAATGGTGTGCTGCACCGATCTCCGTCGCGCGATGAGATGCTAAAACGTGATCCTGAGTACCAGAAAAAGTCCGCTGAACTTGATGCCAGAGGTCGAGAGTACCAAGACCAATACAACGCCAAGTTCAAGGCCATGCTTAACCGCATGACGCCCGAGCAGCGTAGAACGTACCTTTGCTCGGCGATGCGCCAGGAGCTTTTAAGGAAGCCCTACAGCGACGGCCTGAGCGGTACTCCTAGCCCATTCTGGCAAGAACAATTCAGGACGTACCAAGTATCGGGATGTCCATAACCAACAAACCCCGCTTCGGCGGGGTTTCGCTTTTATGGGGTAGCGATGCGCTATCGAAAGCTTGATGCCAATGGCGACTACACCTTCGGTCATGGGCAGGCGGATTTCTACAGAGATCAGCCAGAGGCAGTCGCCCAGGCCGTTGAGACACGACTAAGGCTGTTCACCCAGGAATGGTTCCTGGACCTTAGCGAGGGGACGCCGTGGCGTGAGGAGGTACTCGGCAAGTACACACAGAATGCCTATGACACGGTCATCAAGGACCGGATCATCGGCACCCAGGGTCTGTCATCCCTGGATACCTACGACAGCAGCCGGAATGCCGACACGCGAGCTCTTAGCGTCCAGGCCACCATCACGACCATCTACGGCCAGTCTTCCATCGAGACCACACTGTGATCACCAGCCCCGCTCCTGTCATCTCATCGACCGGCATAAGTGCACCGTCGTTTGACGATGTCCTGGCATACCTGCAAGCGCAATACCGTGGCATCTATGGGGCGGATGTCTATCTGGAGCCAGACAGCCAGGATGGCCAGTTCATTGCTGTCATCGCCCAGGCCATCAGCGACACGAACGCCGCCTGCATCCAGATCTACAACAGCATGAGTCCTGCCACCGGCCAGGGCGCAGCACTGTCGAATAATGTGAAGATCAATGGCATCTCTCGCCTGATCGCCAGCTATTCGACCGTTGATCTCTTGATCACAGGACAGACCGGAACGACGATCAACCATGGCGTCGTCCAGGATTCCAACGGCGTCCGCTGGAGCCTTCCGAATTCCGTCACGATTCCTCCTGCTGGACAGATCACGGTAACGGCGACCTGCCAGTCCATTGGGGCGATCGAGGCGGCAGCTGGCACTGTGACCACGATTCGTACGCCAACCCTCGGCTGGCAGTCAGTCACCAACCCATCGGACGCGGCACCAGGCGCTCCTGTGGAATCGGATGCGGATCTCAGGTATCGGCAGACCGTATCGACGGCTCTTCCTTCGCTGACCGTCCTGGACGGAACGGTGGGTGCAGTAGCCTCGATTACCGGCGTGTCTCGCGTACGAGCCTACGAGAACGACACGAACGCTACCGACGCGAATGGCATACCTAGCCATAGCATCTCTCTGGTCGTGGAGGGAGGCGATGCGATGGCGATTGCGACGGCCATCGCCAACAAGAAGACGCCTGGAACGGGCACGTATGGCACGACGTCGGTGACGGTCACCGATATCTACGGCCGTCCGATAGCCATCAAGTTCTACCGCCCAACATCTCGAGCCATCACAGTGGCCATCAGTCTGAAAGCACTGTCTGGCTACAGCTCAACGATTGGCGCTTCCGTCCAGCAGGCCGTTTCGGACTATATCAACTCGGTGGATATAGGCGGCGGAACGAGCGGTACGGTTGAATGGGCCGATGCGATCACGGCGGCGAACAGCGTACCCAATAGCAACACTTTCAAGCTGACGTCCTTGACGCTGACCGGTCCGGGTGGGGCTGGCAGCCCGGACGTCCCGCTTGCCTTCAATGAGGTCTCGACGTGCACTCCCGCTAGCGTAACGTTGACGGTGAGCTGATATGGCCGACTTAAGCCAATATACGGGCCTAATCACCTCGGAGCATGCCGACAAGCCGAAGTTCATGGCGATGGTGCATGCCGTCGCCGGATGTTTTGGAGCCCAGCAGGATGCACTGGCCAGCTTCATTACCAAGTTCGATCTTGACCAGGCCGCTGGCGACCAGCTCGACATCATAGGCCTTTGGGTTGGCATTGGCCGCAGGGTCAAGACGCCACTCACCGGCGTGTACTTCTCTCTAGACATCATCGGTGTTGGATTCGATCAGGGCGTGTGGCAAGGACCCTTCGATCCGTCGACGGGTATTACCTTGTTGGATGATGACACCTACCGACTTCTCATTCGGGCGAAGATCGGCGCGAACCATTGGGACGGTACGCTGGCATCAACCAAGGCGATTCTCGAGACCATATTCAACGGCGACACCCAGGTCTTCATCCAGGACAACCAGGACATGTCGATGCTCATCGGCATTTCCGGACAGATCCCATCGGCTATTTTTCTTGCCCTTTTGTCAGGGGGCTACATCCCCTTGAAGCCAGAGGGAGTCCGCGTATCCACGTATGTCGTCACCTCCGCTGATGGAGCCCCTATCTTCGGATTCGACATGACTGGGCCATATGTATCTGGCTTCGATGCCGGATCGTGGGCTAATCCACTCTAGCGCTTTCACTTTCGACGTCAGGCCGCCTCCGGGCGGCCTTCTTTTTGGAGATTCGAATGGCAACTAATGATTTCCTGCCCTTTGCGGTAGGTGCTGGCGCGAACGTTATCGACCAGCCTACTTATGCCGGTCTTACGCCGCTCCTCGCCAATGGATTTTCTTCTGGAGTGGCGCAATCGGCTCAGTTGAACAAAGTGTGGCGCCAGTCTTCCATCATGTCAGCAGTTCTCGCGCAGCTTATCGTGGATAACACGGGCCAAAACGCTGCCGATGATGGCACCACGTCGACATTGCTTTCGAACCTTAAGAAGGCCACAGCAGGTCGGTTACTCAATATCCAGATTTTCAACACGGTTGGCACGTTCACCTACACGCCGACTGCTGGAACTAACAAGGTTCGGGTGCGCGTTCTTGGCGGCGGCGGTGCCGGCGGTGGAAGTCCGGCGACAAGCTCATCGCAGGTAGGTCTGGGGGCGCCCGGTTCTGCGGGCTCTTACGCCGAGAGCTTCATCACATCCGGTTTTTCGGGTGTGACGGTTACCGTGGGCGCAGGTGGCGCGGCGGTATCTGGTGCAGCCGGTGGAAATGGTGGAGCAAGCTCGTTCGGCGCCCTGGTATCTGCGCCAGGCGGAATCGGCGGAACATCTGCCTTACAGAGTGGAGCCTACGCAAGCAATGGATCTTCGCCTGGTTTGGCTGTTGGAGGGTCAATTATCAACGCCCGTGGAGCACGAGGAACGACAACAATTGCGCTTAGCCTGACGATTGGTGCCTCGGGAATTGGAGGCGCCTCGACGTTTGGCAACTCGATTGGCTCGGGCGGTGATGGCGTCATCAATATCGCCTCCAGCGCCGCAGTCTCAGGATCGGTTGGAACGGCCGGCATTGTGATCGTAGAGGAGTTTGCCTGATGCGTACTTATGCCTATATCAATGAAGGGGTGGTTGACCAAATCCTGTCTACCGACCTTGACATAACCACGCTGTTCAATCCGCAAATGGAATGGGTTGACGTCACCGATGTTGAACCGATGCCGGCTGAGCGGTGGCTAGCTCAAAAGGTCTCGGGGTCTTGGACGTTCTCTCCGCCACCTACTGCGTAGTTCACGCCTATGCTCGCGTGATCGACCATTGCTCAATGGTTTGCTGGAGCGACGATTCCTGCGGTCCCGCCGAACGCCTTGCGCTTAAATTGAAGGGCTGGCTGCTCAATAAGCGTCCACGAGATAGCTCCAGCCACCCAAGCAAGCGGAGCAGCTATGAGGAACATCTTGTGCGGGCCAGCGGATGGAAGGTAATGAGCCACCAGCTGCTGAATAGGGAACGAGTAAAGATAGATGCCATAGCTGTAGTCGCCTAGCCAGCGCGGAAGTGGAATCTTCCGACCGTAGGCCATCACCATCACGCCATAGACCAGAGCAGCTGACCAAGCAAAGAAGTAGGCTTGTGTGCCCTGGGACAAGATGGCGATGAGTACGAGCAGCACAGCACATGCCGGGCTGTAAGGTACGCAGTCGCGGTTCACGTACATCAGCGCACCGATGGCGAATAGTGCGGCCAGGCGATACTCCCAAGCGCCATGGGTGATCATCGGAAGAAGATCGAAAGCTCCCATGACAATGAATGCAGCTGCTAGAAGATTCAGGGCGATCTTGGAGCGCCACGCCGCTACAGAGGCGACTCCAACTAGGATGTAGAGACGTACCTCAACTGGGATCGTCCATAGGTTTCCATTGATTGCTGTGGCAAACGATCCAGAGCGCAGCGCCACTCCGGGCAAATCGGCAGCGATGTGGTAAGTCGACGCGTTGGTGAGGAAGTAGCTCCATGTCGTATAGCTACCGAGATACTCTGATAGTGGAAGTGTTGTGAAGGCAGGCCCAAGCCCAAATGCAAGAATCGCGGAGCACACGGCAAGACCTGGAAAAATGCGGAGGACGCGCTTGGCGAAATAGCTTCCCGCCGATGATGATTCAAGGCAGCTCTTGGTGACAAGGAAGCCGCTGATGACAAAGAAAGCGAACAGGCCAATGCGGTGGCTGAGGATCTCAGTCGATCCCGTGATCGATGATGCGACGTCCCGGCAGTCCATGCACGGCGCCGCGAGTACATATGAGTGCCCGTAGATCACCAGTGTCGCCGCTACGAGACGAAGAATCAGAAAATTATTTGATTCAGGACCTGAGCGTTCGGCTACCACATCGCGAAGGGTTTTCATTACTGCATCCTTGACCTAGGGCAGCGGTAAGATCGATGCGGGCGGTCACCACGTCAACCCGCTTTCACCTAGCTGGCTATGATCGGGCCATATGCATCCGCCACGCCATACGGCTGCCAACTGCGCCGGGGATGGCGATAACCTGGCCAGCCTGCTGTAGCCCGGCGCTTTCGGGACTTTCCTATGGCGCGCCGAGAGGCGCCCCCGCCATACTGACCATGCCCCGCGAGTCCTGGCGGCGTGCCCAACCGGCGCGCGACAGCCGATGACCGGGGCACGCTTCCGTCCGCATCGCACAGACTGAGACGCCGCCGGCGTACGGTTTCCCGATGGATCCCGTTCGCCTCGATCTCATCGCCATCGTGTCCAGCCTGTCGCGGCTGCTGATCCGGCTTCACCACTTGTCTTGCAGTCCACGCAAGCTAGACAACGGAAAAATCACATGCGCAGCTGATGCGCGCTGGGGTATAGGAGATCTTTCGCCGCCTTCTCCTTGGTTTGATGCGGCCAACCCGCGAACGGCCATCAGCGGTGGCATCAGCGCCGTCCTGCTTGTACAGGCCCATCTCCTGGCCATGATCGAGGCGCCTGGCGAGATCGATGTGAAGTTCGCGATCCGCGTCGTCGAGCACCTATGCCGCGGACCGGGGTGGAGCGCGCGTGTACGCGCTCTAGCGGATCGCCTAGGTTATGAGCTGCCCTCAAGGCCGTGGGATCTACACCACGGCCTAGGCCTTGAACAGATCCGCTTACCGCGGCGCGGCGAGCGCCACACAGACCCCTGAGCCGGGCGCGCCCATGCAAGCTCAAAAGGGTCGAGGTTTTTAGCAAGAGGGGAAATTTTTAGCGGCTACATCAGCGATGAGCTAGAATACCGCTTAAAAATGGTGGCCGGGGACGGAATCGAACCGCCGACACGGGGATTTTCAATCCCCTGCCAAGAATGAAGCAAGTTATTGATAGTTCAAACTTTTGTCATCATGCGTCGCTAAAAAACTTCCACTAGAAACGTGACGTAAGTCTCTGTACCGTCTTATGGCCCATGTGGGTTTTTAGCGGAACAGGGAGACATGGATGGCTTACTTCATCGTTACCTATGACCTCAAGCATGCAAGCGAAGTCCGTTATGAGCACCTGATTGATTACCTCAAGATTCTTGGTGCTCACCATACGCAGGAATCCGTATGGCTGGTCGACTGGGCAGGGACCGCTGGCGGTCTTTACGATCAACTCCGGACGCACATGCATCAGAATGATCTTTTGCTGGTGCTTCAATTTTTCTCAAATTCGACCTGGAAGAGCTTCTCATTCCAAGGAACCCGAGAATGGTTGAATGCGCGATGCGGTCCAAGTAGCTAACGGGCCGGCTTAACCACCCTTGGCTTGCGGTCATAGACCCGTGAGTGCGTCTTCTGGTCTAGGTGGCCTAGAAGCTTCCAATCCTCGGAATCGGAGCCGGCCTTGGCGCGCAGATCGTGAAACGTGAAGCGCTGTAGGGTCGGCTCCTCCTTCTCTCCGGGGCGCGACGCCTCGACAGCCTTGCGCATGGCCTTGTCCCACAGCGTGCGGAACCCGTCCGACGTGTAGGGCTGCCCCTGCCGATTCACCAGCCAGAAGCCGTCAATGCTCGCCACCTTATGGGCAGCCAGCTCATTGGCGAGGCGGATCCCCGGCGTCCAGGGGAAATGCAGCGGCTTGCGGGTCTTTCCCTTCGTCTTGCTTGGCCGGAACGTTAGGCCATCCGGTCCGAAATCCGAGCGCCGCAGGGACAAGATGTCGCCCTGCCGGAGTCCCGTAGACACGGCGAGGATGACCGCGGCCTGCACGGGCCGGCTGGCGTGCTTCAGGACAGCGTTCACCTCGTCGTTGGTCGCGTACCGATCGCGGGGAGCGGTCTTCATGCGCCCGAGCATGGTCACCGGGTTCGAGTCCACCATTCCTCTCTCTACGGCTACCTTGAACGCCTCCAGCAGCGCTGTCCGTTCCAGATTGAACTGCGTCGGACTCTTCGCGCCGCGCACGTCCCTCCACCGGACAAGCATGGGGACATCGACGTCAGCTAGACATACGGGTCCGAAGACCTGGCGCAGCTTGTCGATGTGCTTCCGGTAATCCTTCTCGGTCGATTCCCTCAGTTCGCCGCGTGATCGCCTTTGGGCAAGCTGGCCAAGGTAGGCGTCCAACGCGTCGGCCACAGTGTCTCCCTGGGGCGCAGTCGCTCCCCAGGTCTTCGCCCACTCATCGAGCATGCGGTGCAGGTCATCGCCGTACGTGCGTCTGCTCAGCTTTCCCTCGGGGGCCGGCAGAAGCATGTAATAGGCGCCGTTCCGGCGATCTCGGTAGCAGTAGGATGGAAGGCCGCTACGCTGCTTTCTTGGGCGACTCATAGGCCGTGAAGTCTGGTTGAACCTTGGTCTTCCGCTTGGATGCGGAAGGCATGAGGCGAGCCTCTACGGCTGCGCGCAGCACTTTCGGCCAGCCATCGGCGGCCACCTCGTACTTATAGCCATTCTCCGTCAGCCAAGCGATAACCTTCGACCGGTTCTTGCGGCCGGTCAGGTCCATCAGCTCGTCACGGGAAAGGAAGAGGCTCATCTAATCTTCCCCTCCTTGCCGCCGACCTTTTCCGGCGCGACCATGGGCCCACTGAGCAGAATGGGGGATTCACGCATGGCTGATTGCTTCCGTTGTGAGACTGAGCTCCAGGCCGATAAGAAAAGGCAAGGCGATCCCGCCGCAGTGGCCTATTTCGTCTGCCCAAACTGCCAGCATCGCTATGCCGAAGTTCTCGTTGCGGACGACCGGACAGAATTGAGACGGCTGGACTGACATCACGCCGCCTCCCGCTGCGCCGCCGCGATACGCCGCCGCGCTATCTCGACAAACTCGGCTTCAGTGTCGATGCCGATGAAGTTGCACCACTCGAGGACTGCCGCCTTTCCGGTGGATCCGCTGCCGCAGAAGGGGTCAAGAATGGTGCCGCCCGGTGGCGTGACCAGCCTGCAGAGGTAGCGCATCAGCTCGGTCGGCTTGACCGTGGGGTGGTGGTTCCTGACCGGGCCGGGCGCGCCACCATCGCGCCGCGTGATGTGCTGGCCACTGGTGTTGCTCACCATGCCGCCCTCGCGAAGGCGAAGGTCTTCGCAGCCATCATCCCGATCCTTGCGGCTCGCCTTGGCGCAGTAGAAGAAGCGGGCAGCCGAGGTTTCAGTTTCGATGCGAGCAACAGCGTCACGCGCTGCCCGCATATCGCCGTAGATGCCCCGGGAAAGGCGATCGCGTGAATGTCCTTTGAGGTCGCCCTGCTGACCAGGTGCATCAGGGAACGCCGCCAGTACCTCCTCGCTGCCGTCGTGGATGACGTTCGCTGGCCATCGGCCGAGCGGGCTCGGTGGCTGCCGTTCGACGGTAGCCCCTTCCTGGCCGGGGACGGCCGTGGATTTCTTGGACGGACCGCCCCAACCAGGGGTGCCGATTTCGGGCGCAGCCCCATCGGACCACTCGACACGGCAGAAGTCGATGTTCAGCGCGCCGGTGCCGTAGGCGAGCACGTTGGCAGCGACGGTGCCCGCGAGAGGCTTGCGCGCCATGATGATCGGCTCGTGTGCCGGCTTGAGGGCAGTCCCTCGGCCGTCGCCCAGGTTGTGCGATTTCGGGAAGCCTGAGCCGTACAGCCACATGATCGTGTCGCGGATCTCCCAGCCGGCATCCTCGATCGCGCACGTCATGCGATGGAACGTGCGTGTGCCGCCGAAGGCCAGGAGGTAGGCGCCAGGCTTCGCCACGCGCAACATCTCCTGCCAGAACTCCACACCCGGCACACCCTTGTCCCACGCCTTGCCCATGAAGCCGAGGCCGTAGGGCGGGTCCGTAATCACGGCGTCGATGCTGGCGTCAGCCAAGCCGCTCATGACCTCGCGGCAGTCGCCGACGTGAATGTCGACGCCCATCATTCCCCACCTCGCTCATCCGCAATCGCCTTGCACTTCTCGCACCACCGTTCGTTGAGGTGGCTACGTTCGCCCCATGCCGAAAGCGGCACTTCGGTGCGCATGGTCTTGGCGCCGCACAGCCCTCGCGTCGAATGCTCATCGTCGGAAAGATGGTAGAACCACGTTCCGCTGATACCTTCGGAGACCTTCACGGCTCACCCCGCTCAGCCGCAAGGGCTTTGTCGATGGCTTGGTCGATGTCGTGGCCTTGGCCCTCGAAATTGAACGAGCACACCGTTGGTTCGCCGGACTCAGCGTCTTCCCATAGCTCTAGATGCCCGCGCTTCAGCAGCCGATACCTCTCCGCATCCCTCGCATCCGCATCAGCGCGGGGATGGCGCCTGAATAGCGGGAAGACGTCCTTCCACGCCTTGAAGTGTTCGTCCACCTGCTCGAAATGACCGGGCCTCGTTTCCAGGAAATGACCAACAGCCTCCCCCTCGCCGCCCATCCAGGCGACGGCTTGCCGGGTATTCCATAACGCATCCATATCTTTATGTGTGCCACCAAGCGGCAATTCGGGTCCGCTAGCTCCGCACGAGGCGCATTCAATACAGCGTCCTCGCGTGCCGACCTTGTGGCTCCCGCACCACGGGCACGGCAACAACTGCACCTTCCGCTCGTCGGTCATGGCGTGGCGCTCCTGGCAATGGCGATGAGCACATCGCGAAACTGTGGCGGCGTCGCCTCGCGCAGCTTGGTTTTATCCTTGCCACCAATCATCGCCATCATCCCGATGCGTCGCGCTTTCTCGTAGCCGTAGCGCTCAAGAGCGATCGGGTGAATACGCTGGCCCGATGAACCCCAGATCAGCTCAGGCCGATCCGTGCCTACCGCATAGAGCCACGTTGCCTTGCGGCTGATGTGACCGTAATGCCCCTGTTCGACGCGGCACGTCCATCCGCCGAACTCGTCAGCCGCGACCCAGCCGCCGGCACGCGGTGGCGCCTTGATGCCGAAGAAGCGCCAGGCATGGGACTGCGCCGGATGCTCCAGCACACCGCCGTAGTTGCGCACTGCGGTCAGTGCCGCTGCGAAACAACCCATGTCCTCGCTCAGGCGGAACTGGTTGGGCTTATTCGGCGCGCCATGCCAGTACCGGCCCCAACGCTGGCACGGCGGATGAGCCACTACAGGATGCGGCCCGGTGTAGCGCCTGGCGTCGCGCTCCTGGTCCCATGGGTCAACACCATCGATGCCGAAGTACGCGCCATCCTTCTCGACGTAGAGGGCTGCGATCACTCCGCACCTCCCTTCCCGGCGATCTTCTCCATGGCCGCCTTCATCACGAGGCTTTCAGCAACGCGCAATGCATCGTGTGTGACGAGAGGTCTAAGGACGTTGGCAAGTTCACGCACCTTGCCTGCGCGAAGGACAGAGGTTGACTGCCACTCTAGGATTTCCTCACAACACTCCGTGAGATTCTCCTTTGCATATGACTTTGCTAAGCGCATGACGGCTGCGTTATACATTGCCGTTCTCCTTCCCGGCGAGCGTCGGGGCAAGCGTTACACTGCCTAGTGGAGAAAGTTTTCCGCACTTGACGCACAAAGCGGTGTTGCTCACATGCGAGTTAGTCGCGTCAACCCATTCGTGCGTACAGTCATTCACGGCGAGCGTCGTGGCGGCGGAGAGCACGGTCCACTCGCCGGTCTCAATTTTGAGTCGCATATCTTCGGCGAGTACACGACCCCACTGAACAACGCCGTCCTTGGTTATTTCGTAGCGGTTATCCGCACACAGCGTTGCCGTGAATCGATCGGTGCAGAAGTCGAACGAACCCTCCGGCACGGCCGCGCGCTCGGCGGGGTGCGTGTAGTTGGCGAAGCACATGATGCGGTGTGCCCAGTCATCGACCGCATCATGCGTGAATTCGCCATCGCCCTGGCGCACTACTTTGCACGCATGCACCATTTCTTCGGCAATGCGTTTGATGGAGTCGTGGCTCCCAGCGCCCATCACTGGCGGCTCTTTAGCATCGTCGTTCGTTACTCGGTCAACGAATCCTTGCGACAACTGGAAAGCCTCACCCTGCGCCACCTCTCCGGAATTTACGGATGACTGCGCGGGTTGCGTGTAGATGGCGGCGTAGTCTCGACCGTCATCGGGTTTGCGTGGATATGCGCGAGCCTCTTTCCCGCGACGAAGTGCGACGAGACCGAGAGCAGAGACAAAGCCAACCGCCTTGCCATGCGCGTCCTGCGATAGACGGGCGGCGAAGGATTCGGTTGCCCCCTTCCAGGCTATCCAAGCCGCATAGGTCTCCATTTCCTCATACTCACCAGCTTCGCCGATTCGGAAATCCGATTTACCGAAATAGGCTTCACCGGTTTCAAGCATCCATGCCTCAAATGCTTCGCGATTTTCCTCATCCGTCACCTGCACCTTCGCCTGCGCGGAGAGGTGGGCGTCGATGGCGTCGGCCCAAACGTCAAGTTCAAGTTCGGGACGCTCAGCGTGAAGTTTCAGAATGTCGTCCCGCAATTGTTCAAGCGTCATCGTCATGTCCGGTCTCCTTGTTCTCTTTGACGCGCATGAAGGGATTCAGTTGTTCCAGAATCTTC